ATAAAAAATACGTATAAGGAGATAGACTATGGCAGAGCCTTTTAAATTGCAGGTAAGTGTGGAAGAATTACAGAAACGTAAATTGTTTCTCGCAGTTCCAATGTATGGTGGTCAGTGTGCAGGTATGTTTACAAGATCAGTAGCAGATCTTTCAGCACTATGTACCAAATATCAAATACCTCTTCAAATGTTTTTCTTGTTTAATGAGTCGCTTATTACTCGAGCAAGAAACTACTGCGTTGATGAGTTCATGCGTTCAGGTGCAACTCACTTGATGTTTATCGATAGTGATATTGGATTCAACCCTCAAGATGTTATTGCCCTGCTTGCAATGCAGGATGACGCAAGCCCCTATGATGTTATTGGCGGTCCATATCCTAAGAAATGTATTTCATGGGAAAAGATCAAACAAGCTGTTGATAAAGGAATGGCTGATGAAGATCCGCAACGACTAGAGAAGTATGTCGGTGACTATGTTTTCAATCCAAAAACAACATCCCGTGAGATTCCAATCAACCAGCCTGTAGAAGTTCTTGAGATTGGTACTGGCTTTATGATGGTTCGTCGTAAGACATTTGAAGACTATCAAAAAGCATTTCCTCATCTCTGGTACAAACCAGATCACGTTCGCACAGAAGCATTTGATGGTTCTCGTGAGATCATGGCATACTTTGATTGTATTATTGATCGTGGGTATGGTTATGAATATCTACATCAACTGTTACGTGACGTGGCTGATGGTAAAGAGGGCATACAAGAAGTAGCTAAGAAAATGGTTGAAGGTGAGGCTCATTCATCGAAGCGATATCTGTCCGAAGACTATATGTTTTGCTACAATGTTCAACGGATGGGTGCTAAAGTCTGGTTCTGTCCTTGGATGCAGCTACAACACGTTGGTAGTTATGTATTCGGTGGTTCTCTTGCTGATCTTGCATCCATTGGTGCTTCTGCAACAGCAGATTCAGGACAGCTAAAAAAAGCCAAGAAGAAGTAATTTTTTAGGAATCTATATTATGAAGTTTAGTGCACGTACAATTCAAATCCTGAAGAACTTTAATCAGATCAATCAGAGTATTATCTTTGCACCAGGAAACACTATTAAGACAGTATCTCCAATGATGACTGTCATGGCTAAAGCTACGATCGACGAAACTATCCCTCGTAGCTTTGCCATCTTCGATCTGTCACGTTTCCTTGGTGTTCTATCTCTCTTTGATGATCCAGAGATTGATTTTAGTGAAAAGTTCCTAGAAATTAAAAGTGGCAAACAAAAACTTAGCTACCAGTATGCGGATCCTAGCCATATCAAAGCTCCACCAGAGAAAGAGATAGAGATTCCTGCAGACAATGTTGAGAAGATTCTCACTGCTGCGACAATGCAATCAGTAATGAAAGCAGTTGCAGTTCTTCAACTACCAGACATTGCTTTTACTGGAAAAGATGGTAATATGTTTATTGAGGCAATCGATACATCACCAAAATCAAAAGCGGTTGGTGTATCGAGTGACACATTCGCTATTAACATTGGTGAGACCACCAAACAGTTCAAAGTAATTGTTAAGCCGGATAATATTAAACTACTTCATGGTGATTACACTCTCAAGATCTCATCCAAGAAAGTTCTCTACCTACAAGGTCCAGACGTCCAGTATTGGATTGCCTGCGAGGAGAGCTCTGTCTATAATGGATGAATTTGAGGTGACTAAATGCATGATGATTTCTTGTGGGTTGAACGATTTAGACCAAAGTCAGTATCGGAAACAGTTCTTCCAGCATCACTGAAGCAGACGTTTCAGCAGTTCGTAGATCAGAAGAACATTCCTAATCTACTACTATCTGGTCGTGCAGGGGTTGGTAAGACAACAATTGCTCGAGCAATGTTGGAAGAACTGGGAAATGATTACCTCGTCATCAATGGATCGATGAATGGTAACATTGACACTCTTCGTAACGACATCAGACAGTTTGCATCGTCGGTATCTTTTTATGGCGGACGTAAGTACGTCATACTTGATGAGGCTGACTATCTGAATCCAAATAGTACACAACCAGCTCTTCGTAACTTCATGGAAGAGTTTTCAAAGAATTGTGGGTTCATTCTTACTTGCAATTACGTTAATCGTATTATCGAACCACTGCATAGTCGTTGTTCGGTAGTTGAGTTCAAGATAGACAAAGAAGAAAAGCCAAAGATGGCTGGTGCTTTCTTCAAGCGTGTTTGTCATATACTTGAACAAGAAGGTGTTGAATATGATCAGAAAGCTGTTATCGAGGTTATCAAGAAGTTCTTCCCAGATTGGAGAAGAGTACTAAACGAACTTCAACGATATTCTGCTACTGGTAAAATTGATTCCGGTATCCTTGTTAATTTCTCTGATGATAATCTCAAGCACATTGTTGAGTTAATCAAGCAGAAAAACTTTACAGAAATTCGAAAGTGGGTTGGAGAAAATTCTGATATTGACACAACAACATTCTTTCGCAAGTTGTACGATACTGCTTCTGAATACTTAAAGCCATCATCCATCCCTCAGTTAGTATTGATCCTTGCTCAATACCAATATAAGGCAGCTTTCGTTGCAGACCATGAAATAAATATTCTGGCTTGTCTAACAGAAATAATGGTCGAAGGAGAATTTAAATGAGTGTACTGCTGAGTGAGTTTGAGCAAGGTCAGATAAACACAAGAGTGTTTAGACTTAATGACGGTAATTATCAAGTACTCGTTTTCAATGCAACAACAGGGAAAGAAGTAGCTGAGTTCTTTAAAAATTATGAGCAAGCCTGTAATTTTGCTGAAAATAAAGTGCTTCTAAATGAATGATGCTGTTAGAGGAGTTTTTGACTGGATTAGGACTGACTATAATTCAAACCGTTTTCGTTTCTGTGTTGAGTTATTGGCTTGGGCTATTTCTATTTGTTGTGCTCTTACTATGGCTCTCACTGTGCCTGACCCACCTCTTCGAATACTCTACCCGATTTGGATTCTTGGGTGTTCTATGTATGCTTGGGCTGCTTGGACTCGTAGGTCTTTCGGTATGCTCGCAAACTATATGCTGTTAGTCACTATTGATATGGTAGGTCTCATTAGAATGATTGGGTAGGGTATGAGAAAAAAATGTCTAACAACAAGCACAGGTGATGATATACTGATCTTTGATGATGTGTTTGAGGTAAGTCTGATAGGTAGATTTCAAGAATTTGCAGAACAGTCTTTTTATACGCTGACGTGTGCAGCTCTACCTTTTCTTCACAAAAGGGATGAGACGAGTATGCGATGTATGTTCACACCCGATGATTTACAGCGGTTTGGTATATTAGACACATTTGCGTTCCAGGAGATCAGTAAATATATCGTAAACAAGAATGCTCCAATTAAAAATTGGATTGTTCTTTCAGACCAGTCATCTAACTATAGTTTTCATTCTGATGTGTTTAAACACCCAGGTGTATCAAAAAAAGAAGCAGGTCAAACTCTGCTTTATTTTATAAACACAGAGTGGGACAAAAACTGGGGAAGTGAAATTCTGTTTTGTAATGATGTAGGAGAACTGGAGGTTGCGGTATCATGTACACCAAATAGGATTGTTCTTTTTGATAGTGTAATTCCGCATAGATCAACTTTAATCTCACCTAAAGCACCCTCTTACAATCTAATATTTGTATCCCAATTTTTACTATGACTCCTTTTGATTTTGTCAATGCAATAAACAAGACTAAAGAAGATCTACTAAAAGACCCTACCAACGAGAAGCTTTATCAGCCATTTATGGTCAATAAAGCATTGTCATATTTCTCTGATACTGCATTATATGCAAATGAGATGAATCTGTATCGTGATCTTGACCATAAACTGCAATTTCATTTTTTTCTAAATAGTATAAGACCTACCAAGCGGTTTGCAAAGTGGGTGAAGAGGCAAGAAGATAATGATCTTTCAGCAGTAATGGAATATTATGGTTATAGCACCGAAAAAGCTCAAAAAGCATTATCTGTCCTTTCTTCTGATCAAATTACAATAATAAAACAAAAATTAGAAAAAGGTGGTTAGCTATGAGTATTATCGATAGTCTTGTAGAGGTTGCACTTTCAGCAGAAGATGATTTTCTAAAAGTGAAAGAAACACTCACACGTATTGGAGTTGCATCAAGAAAAGACCGCAAATTGTTTCAGTCATGTCATATTCTCCATAAGCAGGGTAGGTATTATATTGTTCATTTTAAAGAGTTGTTTGCTCTTGATGGCAAACCTTCTAACTTTTCCGATGATGATAGAGCACGAAGAAACACGATCATTAATCTACTTGCAGAGTGGGGGTTAATCAAGCTACTGAATCCTCAAAAGTCTAGTTCCCCTGTTGCACCATTCTCTCAGGTCAAAGTTATCACTCACAAAGAGAAAAACGACTGGGAGCTTGTTGCCAAATATAATATCGGCTCCAAACGTGGATAATCAGAAGATATGGGACTATAGGTTTCTTGAGCTGGCAGAAACCGTGGCACAGTGGTCCAAAGACCCATCAACGAAAGTTGGTAGTGTGATTGTTGATAACAATCGAAGAGTTATTGGGCTTGGTTATAACGGGTTTCCAAGAGGGATAGAAGACCACTCGGAGCGATATTCAGACCGCGATGTAAAATACCTGTTTGTTTGCCATGCAGAGCGAAATGCTCTTGATAATGCGCCGGGAAACGTGGAAGGGTCCACTCTCTATGTAACCCTGTTTCCATGCAACGAATGTTGTAAAAGTATTATCCAAAGAGGTGTTAAAAAAGTAGTAACTTTTGTTCCTTCCGCGGGGAAACGACTGTTGCACAACCATGACATTTCGTATATAATGTTAAAAGAGGCTGGTGTGGAACTGCACCAGTTAGCTCGGACATATTATGAGGAGTGGAAAAATGGAATTAGTATCAGTGGAAAAGATGAAGGAAGATCTGAGATCAAACAAGTGCAAAGTGACGTTCACCAAACAAGATGGGACGGTCCGAGATATGTTATGCACACTGATGGAAGCCTTTATTATACCTCAGGAGAAAAAGACAGAACGTGTAAAGACACCTTCTGAGAATACTTTGGCAGTATGGGATCTTGAAAAAAATGCATGGAGATCTTTCAGAACTGACTCGGTTTCAGCCTTTCAGGTATTATAAATAATGTAAAGTACAACTAGGACAACTGCATGCATCGTAAAAAAGAAGTAAAGCAGTCGTAGGGAAAAGGGCACATAGCTGAGAGGCGTGTGCCCTTTTTTGT